CTCGAACGTGCCCTCGTATTCTTGTTTGAAAACTTTTTGATCTAATTCTTGTTTGGCCTGTTGTATCTCTCCTTCGGGAACGAAACCACCCTGTATGGTAGTGAATTGGTATGAACTCCAGTTGGTGTCTGTGGGATCTTGTCCCTGTTGGTAGATGTCATACAACCAGTTTGAAATGCCTTTGGGTGTTCCTGCGAACATGGCCCGGCCGCCTGTGTCAGACAGCGTTGGTCTCAAAACTTCTGTGTAGGCTTGCTTGTCTATGTTTGCTACCTCGTCAAGGAAGATGTAATTCAATTTTGCACCCCTCAATGCGTCCCTGTTGTCAGCACCTTTGAGTGATATCTTGCTACCATTCTTTAGGATGATTGAAAGATCTGCTTCGTTGATCTTTTTGGCCCAATTCAATTCTATCGCTTTGTGTTTGACTGCGTCCCACCAAACGTTACGAGCCTGTCTGTAACTTGGAAGTACCGCCCACACGTTCTGATCTGGTTGTCTTGCATTGTAGAACAGTTGTCTTATGCCCAGCGTTGTTTTGCCAAACCTACGTCCCGTACATAGAACAACAAACCTTGCTGGATCGTTTGCTACTGTCTTCTGTGGTGTTGACAACTTCACTGTTATTCATCCTCCTGCCACGGTAGTGGTTGTGAATGATCTGTTGAGTTGGGGTCATCTTTCTGCTCGAGATATTGACGTCCTAACCATATCTGCATCCTGACGTCTCCGGCCAAAGCACGTTCCATCTGACTTCTACGCAGTGACTTCTTGCCTTCCGCCCTGCCTTCATCAACTAATTTCTTGTATCTCTTCTTTACACCTTCCGCCGTGATGCCAATTATCTGACCTATCTCTTCATAGGTACACATGATACGAGCGAGATCTTTTATGAGATCCTTGTCGTGCTTACGGTATTTCTTGCCAGTGTTGTCTGGTGTCATTATTGTAATCCTTTGTCTTTGACCACTATCCTGAAGTGCCTCGAGTCCGTGTCTCCGTTAGCGGTTGTTATTTTGACCTCGATGGGGTATATGTTGCCGGCGGTGCCAGCGCTGACCCTTAGTATGGCCTTGGTGCCTGAAATGTTCACGTCCGTGCCTGCCCCGGTTGGGAATGCCAATGGTGCGGCGTCGCCCGTGATGGTGCCTATGGTGACCGTTGCTGTTGATAATGAATCGCCCGTGTTCAAGTAGTCAACGAAGTCCAACGCGTACTCTATGTTGGCGTCGGGGTCCTTGACTATGAAGATGCCCTGTTGGTCCTTTTGAAATCCTGTCAATGCGAGATTTGCCATCTAACTGTTTCTCCTTGTTCCGGAACCAGCAAAAACTGGTCGATTTAGTTTGAATTCTCTGGTCTCCTCCTGGACCTTGAAGGCCCTCGATTCGACTGGTATTGTATTTACACGCGATTCCTCCAACACTTTTATTAGCCTTGATTCCTCTGGTATGACAATGGTCCTGATCTCCTGTGGCACACGGTACACATTGTATGGATCCACGTCGATGTCCTCGCCACTGATGGTGATCGTGGTGTTGATCTCGAGTGTGGCCGTTCCAAACTCAAACGAGAACGCCTCTGCTGTGATGGTTGAGGTTATGGATAGGTCCACGCTGTTGGTTATGACACCATCTGCGGTGATGGTGACAGCGGAGTCCAGTGTGCTGGATGCCACAAGCGTGGCGCTTGGTGTGGCTGACACCGTGGCCGACGTGATCAGCAGTGCGGCCGCTAGGTCTAGGTCCTGTGCCGCCGTTGTGACGGTGCTTGATATGGCCAGCGTGGCCGAACCAACGATGGTGGCGCTTGGTGTGGCGGTAACAGTTGCGGTTATTGGTAGTGTGGCTGATGCCAGGTCCAGGTCCTGCGCGGTGGCAGTTATGGTGGCCGTGATCGGTAGTGTGGCCGGTACCGTGGCTGTCTTGACCGCTGACGCTGTGATGGTGGCCGAAGTTATCAGCAGTGCCACCGCGATGTCTAGGTCAACACTGTCGATGCCACCCGCTACGTAATCCAGTACGACGTAGTCGTCCTGGACGTAGTTGATGCCCACGTCAAGTAATATGTCTAGATCCGCTGAAGCGGTGATCAATGCCACTGGCCTGGTCCTCCCGTGTTAGATGATTAGTCTATGGTAATTGTCAGTGATCCAGAATTGATCTGGAAAGTGTCCCCATCACTGATGGTACGTGATGCCGATAGTGCTCCATGCGCCAGTAAGTTACCAGCGGATGAGGCATCGTAGATACCGATGTGCGTGATGGTTCCAAAGGCACCACCTGACGCGGTCGGGAACGTGATGTCAGCGTTGCTAACGATCTGTCCACTTGACGCGGCCGCCATCTTGTTGTCTATCTGCACCCTGGCGTATCCGTTGCCCGTGACCTCCGTGCCTGTGCCGGCGTCGGTTGGGTCATCTGTGAACAACGCCATGTAGGCATTGGGTGATGTGTATGCTGTGTTCCTGAACAGGTGGTCCAGGACCTTTAATTCAGCGTAGTTTGAAAGGGCTGTCATTTAATTTGTCTCCTAATAGGGTTCGTTTGTTATAACATGAATATTTACACAAATCCTATCGGGATAAAGTGTTATTATTCTGACTCTATGAATGATTTGCCTGACAGTTTCTCAACCTCAGCCACCAATTTCTCCATGTTGATCCTGACCGTTTTACCCGTCTTGCTGTTCCTAGAGTAGTATTCCCATTCGCCTGCTTCGTTGTGCGGGGATATCTTTGTGACGTTGCCGGCCTCGTCCCTCACATACACTTCTGATGAGCCCGCGTCGTCCTTGGCATAGATGTGGGCACTGTCCGTGACACCGGATGGGTCACCGGCCTGGTTGGCCAGTATCACAGCACCAAATCTTGACAGTGAATTACTGGCATCATAGAACGCATACTTGTTGGTTCCTACCAGTGTGCTCACGTAGAAACCGTAGTCATTGGTTACGGTGCCGGTGCCGGAACCAGACATGTCACTGCCGGTCCTGAATCCGTATAGGTTGGTTATCGTGGTGGCCTGTCCAGTGTCCGTTGCAAGTTCACTGAAGGCATTTACAGCCACAGCGTTGGTGATGGTTAGGTCACCATAACTGCCATTGGGCAGGTAGATGCCGCCGGTGCCAGCCACAGCACTGCCCAGTGTCGAGGCGCCAGCGGCGCTGTTGATCACCAAGGTCTGGAAATCACCGCTCCTAGGTCCCCTTGACAGGCTGGTGCTGGTGCTACTGGATCCGTTCATGTCCATGCTGGCGGACGCGATGTAGTTCCTGAATCGCATGTTTGAGTTTGACGTGTTGATGCCGGTGGCCAGTTTGAATTCGCTGGCCAACGCGTGTGCGTATTGGCGATCAGAGTCCGTGGTGATCTCCGCTATGTCATCCGCCTTGTAGTAGAGTCCCACACCCTTCAGGTTGTTGACGGAATTCGTGCCGTATCCGGTCTTTAGGAGCAGCATGTCACTGCTGGAGAACTGCCCCGTGGTGCTGAGGTTGATCTGTCCGGTTCCATTGGAACCTATGCCCAATGAGTCATTTGACCTGTTGGTTGTTATTAAATTGTCAGTTATCGAGACCGCCTGTGTCTGTATGTCACCAAACACTGATAATGAATTTGATGCGTCATAGAATGCGTATTGGTTCGTGATGGTGCCTGAACCACCCGGTGCCCTGTAGTAGTAACCATACAGATTGGTGATGGTGTCATTGGCACCAATGCTGGCCTTGGTCTTGTAGTTGTATGCGTTGGTGAAGGTGAAATTTCCTGAACCGGTTCCACCTGAATAAAGTTCAATGAATGATTGCGTGCCGATGGCCTCTGTGACCGTTACATCGCCATCACTGAAACTGCCCTCGTCATACGCGGACATGGCCACGTTCAAACCACTGGCAGTGTATAGTGTGCTGGCCGTTGTGTCGGAGTTGACCACGTTTGTGGCAAAGTTGCCTGCCATGGGACCACGTCCGTCACTGGCCTGTGTGAAACTGAAACCGGCCATGTCCATGCTGTTGGCAAGGTTCATGGTTCGTTGTCTGAAGTTTGAATTTGAAGTGCCTGATGCCGACAGAGTGGTGTTCTGTGATATACCCACCTGGTAATTTCGTGCGGCAGTTTGGGCGTTCACGGTCTCGTCACTGCTGATGCCCAAGGTCTTGATGTTGCCAGTGCCACCAAAGTATGCCTCATAGAGTGGGTTGTTGAAGAAATCTGATCCATCAGTGCTCAACTTGATCCTACCGGTGCCGTTGGTTCCAAGAGTCAGGTCATCGTTTGACCTGTTGGTTGTGATTAAATTGTCTGTTATTGATACCGCCTGTGTCTGTATGTCACCGAAAACGGATAGTGAGTTGGTTGCGTCATAGAATGCGTATTGGTTGGTCAGTGTGCTGAAACCCGATGCCCCCGCGTAGTAGTAACCATACTGGTTGGTCAGATTCACTGTGCCTGATCCAGCGGCATCACCATAGGCGTCTGTGTAGAAACCGTATGCGTTGGTGACGTTGAGGTCACCTGAGCCGTCTCGTTCAAAGAAGTTGGCGCCGTAGTTAGCCATGGCATCAACCACGTTGATGTCACCTGCCGCACCATTGAATTCCACCACCGCGGCCGAACTCTCTACACCCCTTACGGTGTTGATAGTGGCATTGGTGGCTGATGAATTGGTTACACTGCCTGTGATCTGGGCACCCAATGGTCCTGCGAATTTGCTGGTGTTGGTGTAACTGAAACCATCCAAGTCCACGGCCGAATTTATCATGGCCGCCCTTGGCCTGAAATTACTACCACTGCTGGATGCGGTCAGCCTCGAACCTTGGAAGATGGCATGTCCATACTCCCTGTCTGCCAAAGTGCCTGGGTTGACTGCGAGGTCCTCGTAGACCAAGGCGCCTCCATGGATCCTGCTGGCATTACCGTTCCATTCCGACCAAAGTGCGGAGTCCTCTAACGGTGAGCCAATGTTGATCCGGCCCGTGCCGTTGGCCTCTATGTCGAGGTTGTCATTGCTTCTGTTGGTCGTTATTAAATTGTCTGTTATTGATACCGCCTGTGTCTGTATGTCACCAAACACACTAAGTGAATTGGTGGCATCATAGAATGCGTATTGGTTGGTTATGTTGCCCGATGGTGTGTCACAGTAGTAGTGATAGAAGTCGGTTATGTTGAGGCTACCGCTGGATCCATACTGATCAGCGAATGATTGATATGCCCTCCACTCCGTGACGTTTAGGTCCCCGGTGCCGTCTGATTCAAACTCCAGTGTGGAG